CCTATAGAGTCTGTTGTGCAACGTTGATGGTATAACCTAGTTCCTTGATTTTCGCGATGGTGTAGTCGGTTAACGTTTTAGTACCGGCAATGTTCGCAAATAGCTTGGCTTGGTCTGATACTGGGTAGATCTTGTCTTCACCATACACGTTTCTAATTTTGACTGTGATTAGCTTGTCCATTGTTGTCTCCTAGTCTTCTACTATTACGTTTCTGTCTCGGATAATCTTATGCTCAGAGATTTTTGTTACGATATCCCAAAGTAGCTGTTGATCATCTGCGGTTAGCTCTGCGTATGGATCAGTCAATACCCATCGAGCTTGCTGGCTGATACTATCTACGGCTTTTTTAAATTGTGAGTCCATTCTATCCATTGTTATCTCCTGTTGTGTTGACGCAGTATAAACATGGGGCGTATGGTGCTGTCAACTACTTGTTAAGGGAGAGTGCTAGTGGAGTGTCTATTGATATCGCTTGTCTATACACACTCTTGTTTGTATAGCAAGCTACCTAGTAAAAAGGTAGGGAATAGAACAATTCCTACAGCATGGGTAACTAACCATATAGTATTGCTTATGCATCGGTCTACCTATAACCAAATCGTTATTGAAAAGAATCTTGACATAAGGGCAACCCCCATTTGATTTTTTATATATATATTATATTGTCTCCATACAGTGGAGGGGTATTTTAAGCATTAACAGTTCTGGTTATAGTTTAAACCTGAACCTAAACTATTGATTTATAAAGGTATTATGGAGGAACACTGATGACCAATCGTATAAAGCAGTATCCAACTGGGAGAGCTATTAAAAAGCTACACAAGTCTGGCTTGAAATCTGGGGGTATTGGGTTTGCCACCAAAAGACAGGCAGATTACGCTTTCGGCATTAAAGACAAAGATGCAGATACAAGAAGATTTCACGATCCACATGGTAAAACCCAGAATAAAACAACTAGTGATCTTGATAAAATTATTAAAAAGAATGAGTCTAAATCTAGGAGTGGTCGCGGTGGAGGATTACCTATGAACCTGAAGTTGGGTGGTGGACAAATCGGCGGCAGGAGAACTCCGTGGAGAAAAAGAAAGATTCTGGAATAAGATTTATGAGAACGGATAAACAGGAAACATTTATAGAGCAATACTGCTTGAGCGGAAACGCCTCAAAAGCGGCTGAAATGGCGGGTTATTCCCATGCCAAACAAAGAGGCCATGAACTAAAGAATAAGTTCGCTAAAGAGATTGAGGATCGCCAGAAGAAGATGTTACAGGACTGCGTTCCCGGTGCATTAATGCAATTACAGAACTTGGTGCATTCCGCTGAATCAGAATCGGTGCGTTTGGGGGCTGTGAAAGATGTGTTAGACAGAGCAGGATTAAAACCCGTTGAAAAGGTAAAGCAGGAAATCTCTCATGTAGAGACTGCTTCCACCGATGAACTGCAAAGGGAACTGGAGGCATTAATAGGAACATCTGATATCTCAGAAATCCCAGAACTGATGAACTAAGATGCCAACAGAGAAGGAAATTAGGGCAGAAGTGGCTCTTCAAAAAAGAAAGACTAAAAGAATTCGTGAATTAGCAACGAAGGGTTGGGATAAGGATGGGAATCCTATATGGTCTGCGGGGCCGAGAAAAGCTGTAGTAATTCCTCCAGATGGAACTTTAAATGAAAAAGCAGTAAAAAGGTATACATACAGCTCTGCTCGACCTAACAAGCCGTCAAAGCCTATATTTTGGAGTACAGATGATATAGGTCGAATTTTAGAAGAGGAGAAGTACGGCTCTGGTGTAAGAAGAACTAATATACCAAAAATTGTTTTGGATGAAAATTATGTTCTTGCTGTGAAAGGCCAGACCCCGATCAAAGCAAGGATTATTCCTTCAAAAGCAAATAAAGTTTCTACGATTAAGGAGCCTAGAGTAGAAGGTGGAAAATGGACTTATTCCATTTACGATAAAGATGGTAGAAGGTGGTATAGAACTGCGTCGGCAGAGGCTTCTTCTCGTGATGAGGTTCGCAAGGAGGCAGAGAAGGCCATTAAAGAAGGTAATTTTAAACCAAAACAGGGCCAGCATAAGCATCGCTTGATCCTATTAATAAAACAGGTTCTAAAAGAAGGCAGGATAAACGAAGAGCAAGCAAGTAAATTGTTAGCTAAAAAAACTCCCGGTGATATGAGGAGAGCGATCAAACATTTTACGGAAGTAGTAAATGATGAGTTGGTTTTAAAGCCATTAAAGAGCATATGGTCAGTTAAGTTCCCAGTTGATAAAAAAACTATGGATGCGGTTCAAAGAAGGGTTGGCGATAAACTAAGACGAGCAAAAAGTTTAGATCCAGAGACTCTTGAAGGGTTAAAGGGAGAGCTAAATAAAGTTTCTGGCCTGAAAAACATAGGTGAGTTAGAGGCTTGGGAAGGCGAATTTAACAGTAAATACAAGTCGGCTGTTGGTTGGAAGGAGGTCGCCCACAGTCACATAAATAAGTCTAATGAATCTTGGTTAAGGGAAAGAATTAGAAAACATGCCGTTAGACATTTTGATAGAACAGTATCAAAAGGTGAGGCACGACGTTTGGCAATAGAGTTTGTAGATGGTTTGTCAGACGCGGCTATGGTTGATTGGAATAATGTTTTGCTCCCAATAAAAAAATATAATGATAAGGTTTATTCTCACGCTTTAGAAACCGGAGACAACAGTGTACTAAGACGGCTTCTTGAGGTTCACCACAAGCAACCCATGCATTATGGAGGTTCCGGGTTAAGTCCCTTTAATATTGTTGGGGCTGAAGCAGGAGGGGCCGGAACGGAACATCGAAACGTTCATCAAAGAAGATATACTCCTATATATGAAGATGCACAGCGTCTTGGGGTAGGTGCTGGTGAATATGTCCCGTCTGGTACTGGTGGTATAACCCTTAAAACATCTGACCCTTCGGGCGGTATATTGTCTGCTGACGAGTGGGTTTTTGGTGCTGGTGAGGGAACCAACTATCCTGAACCAAAAATTAATATAATGAATTTGCGAAACAATCCGGCGGCAGACATGAGCCAAAATATTTGGAACTATGTAAAGCCTTTTGCAAAGAATGTGGGTAAATATGCATTAAGGGCTGTTCCTCTTGCTGGTACGGCATTAAGCGCGAAAGCGGCAGATGATTATAGAAGGGCTGGTCAGCATAAACTAGCAACTATGGCGGCGCTCTCAGCGGCTCCGGGGCCGTGGGGATGGGCTGGATTAGCCGGAGAATTGGGTGGTCTTTTATACAACAAAGTTACTGAAGATCCGAACTTTTTAGGTAGAGGTATTTTATCAGATGGCAGTCAGACAACTCCAGTAATACGTCAAAGGCGCGGACACTTTTAATGCCTGATACACAAGCGACTACAAGGGTAGAACTGGAAAAAGCGGTAGAAATCGCTAGAGAAATTAGAAACAGAGAACGGTACAATAAGCTCGACTTCTACGACCCGTACCCTTACCAAAAGAACTTCCATGAAACAGGTTCAGAAGCCAATCAAAGGCTTCTCATGGCGGCTAACCGAATAGGTAAGTCCTATTGTGGGGCCGCTGAAATGGCTTATCACTGCACTGGGTTATACCCAAAGTGGTGGAATGGAAGAAGGTTCACAAAGCCTGTAGTGGCATGGGCAGGTGGCGTATCAAACGAAACCACCAGAGATATTGTACAGTTTGAATTATTGGGTTCCCCTGATGATCCAGAAGCATTTGGATCCGGCGCAGTCCCAAGAAGTTGTATTATAAAAACAGAGCGCAAACCGGGCGTACCTAACGCAAAGAGCATGGCACTGATTAAACATGTTTCCGGGGGGAACTCCTCTTTATTTTTTAAGGCGTATGAGATGGGAGTAGATAAGTGGCAGGGAAGAAGTGTGGACTGCTGTTGGCTTGACGAAGAACCAAGTCGAGAGCTATATTCACAGGCTGTAACACGTACCCTTGACCGGCGCGGAATGGTCTATATGACCTTCACGCCGGAAAACGGTATGACAGAAACAGTCGCCTCCTTTATGAACCGTTTACAATCCGGTCAATCCCTCACTAACGCCACATGGGATGATGCTTCTGAAAGGGTCATGTCCATGAAGGGTGAGAGAGGTCATTTATCCGAATCTGTTATGGAACAGATCTTATCCTCTTATTCCCCTCATGAGAGGGAAATGAGAAGATATGGTAGACCTTCAATTGGTTCAGGTCTTGTATTTCCTCTTGGTGAAGAACAGATCATTGTAGACCCTATTCACATAGAAGAGCATTGGCCTAGAATAGCGGCAATAGACTTCGGGTGGGATCACCCCACAGCGGTTGTCTGGTGCGCTCTAGATAGGGATACCGAAACATTTTATGTGTACGACTGTTATAGAGCTTCTAAAGCCTCACCGTCCGTACATGCAGATATAATAAAGTCAAGGCCGAATTTTGTTCCCATAGCCTACCCACATGACGGCAATCGCAGGGATAGCATGGGAAATCCGGGCTTGGCTGACCAATATAGAAATTTAGGTTGTAATTTTCTTCTGGAGCATTTTACAAATCCACCGGCTCTTGGCGTTAATAAAGGGTCTAACAGTATTGAGGAAGGCTTGATGGCTATGCTACAAGCAATAGAGGCCGATAAGTTTAAGGTGTTTTCAACCCTTTCCGACTGGTTTGAGGAGTTTAGAATGTACCATAGGAAGGATAATAAGGTGGTTCCTATAAGGGACGATCTTATGTCTGCTACAAGATATGCATTTCAATCACAACGGTTTGCTGTTTCCGGGAAAGATCCCTCATGGACGCAAGACGTAGAATATAGGAATTATGGAATAGTTTAATGGCTAAAGATAAAATTACTGAAGAAGATCTAGTTTCTAGAATCAGAGGTGAGATTACCGATTCTCTAGGATACATGGGGGATACGATCTCCACCCAGAGAGAGATGGCTATGAAGTATTACTATGGCCTTCCTTTCGGTAATGAAGTTGATGGAAGATCCCAGTATGTGGATTCTACAGTTCAAGATACCATTGAGTGGATTAAACCTTCATTAATGAGGGTGTTTGCTTCCGGCGATGAGATGGTTAAATTTAATCCCACCGGGCAGGAAGATGTGGAGATGGCTCAACAGGCCACAGATTATGTGAACTACGTGTTTACTAAAGATAATCCCGGGTGGGAAATTCTTTACTCATGGTTCACCGATGCCCTTTTAAGCAAGAACGGAATAGTCAAGGTATGGTGGAATGATTACGAAGAGGAAGAACGGGAAGAGTACACAGGATTAGATGATATAGGTCTTCAGGCTTTGCTCATGGATCCAGATGTAGAAGTGGTAGAGCATTCAGAGTATGACAATGATTATGGTCAGATAGAGCATGACATTGTAATAAAAAGAAAATCATACAATGGGAAAATTAAAATAGAAAACGTTCCACCCTCTGAGTTTCTTATCTCAAGAGAGGCAAAGTCTATACAGGATGCAACGTTTGTATGTCATAGGGTAGAGAAAACTTTATCAGAATTAAGAGAGATGTACCCAGATGAAGATCTTGATGCTGAAAGTCTTGGCGGGAGCGATGAAGATCTTATGGCTTTTTCCGCAGAAAGGCTTGAGCGTTATGCATTTGATAAGTCTGCTGACTATTGGGGCGTAGGCGCGGGTGATGCGTATGATGACGAATCCCTGCGTAAATTCTGGTTGCATGAGTCTTTTCTCAAAACAGATTATGACAATGACGGGATTGCTGAATTAAGAAAGATATGTACGGTTGGTTCAACCGTGCTTGCTAACGAAGCAATAGATTCTGTTCCCTTTGTATCAATAACGCCAGTAAAGATTCCACATAAGTTCTTTGGGTTATCTATAGCTGATCTTGTTATGGATCTTCAGCTCATGAAATCGACATTAATGCGGAACCTCATGGATAATATGTACAACCAAAATTTTGGGCGTTTCGCCGTTTTGGAGGGTCAGGCTAACCTTGATGAC